AGTCGCAAGCCTAGAGATAAGTCTACATGGTTAAATAACTTCACTCCCTATATGAGTAAGCCTGACTTTAAGCATGGCTTAAACAGTTACTCAGATATAGTGTACAAAACTAGAGCAGAGACATGCTCTGATTGCTATGGTACAGGTCATCTAAAGAAGATAAAGAAAGATGGTACTCCTTATATTAATCAGCCTAAGTGTTCTACCTGTAGTGGTGGGGGTTACTACTTCAAGCCTACTAATAAGATAGCAGGATTTAAATTCAATCCACCTACTGCCAAATGGGTTACAGCTAATGGCTTTAGTGTTAATAAGAATATGTTATCTTTACTACAAAGTTCTGCTAGAAGAAGTGGTCAGATGCAAGCAGTACAGTTTTTGTCTGACTTGCAGAGAGTGTCAGCATTGGATACCTACCTATCCTCTTTTGTTGAGGGGATTAGTACATATGTAAAGCCTGACAATAAGCTACACGTAAGACTGCTACAACACAGAACATCAACAGGAAGGTTTAGTGGAGCAGAACCTAATATGCAGAACATGCCTAGAGGTGGCACGTTTCCTGTCAAGAAGGTTTTTGTTTCACGTTGGAAGGGTGGCAAGATACTTGAAGCTGACTTTGCTCAGTTAGAGTTCCGAGCTGCTGCATATTTATCACAGGATGAGGTCGCTATCAATGAAGTTGCTACAGGGTTTGACGTACATGCTTATACGTCTAAGGTTATCAGTAATGCTGGTCAGCCTACGACTAGACAAGAAGCTAAAGCACATACGTTTGCACCGTTGTATGGTGCAACAGGGTATGGAAGAAGTAAGGCAGAAGCAGAATACTACGAACACTTCACAGAAAAGTATCAAGGAATCAAAGCTTGGCACTCCAGATTGGCTACAGAAGCTTTAGAGAAACGTATGATAACTACACCATCAGGTAGACAGTTTGCCTTTCCTGATGTAGAGAGAAGAAGAAACGGATCAGTAAGTCACTTTACACAGATAAAGAATTATCCTGTACAAAGTTTTGCTACTGCTGATATTGTTCCACTTGTACTAGTACATATGGACAACCTATTATCTGCACAAAAGTCTTGCATTGTTAATTCAGTACATGACTCAGTAGTAATTGACATACATCCTGAAGAGATACAGCAAGTGTTGTATGTCATCAAACAAATTAATACAGACTTACGAAACATCATTGAGAGTCAATTTAAGATAGACTTCAATGTTCCTTTATTACTAGAAGCAAAAATAGGGGATAATTGGCTTGACACTAAAGACGTGGCATGATATAACTACAGAACTTAATTAAATAGAAAGGAAGTTAAATGACAGATATAGTAACACTAAACACGGATAACTACGCAAGTATGGCTAAAGCAATGGGTATTGCAGGAGAGGGTGGTAGCAAATCTAAAAAGAGTAATAATCTTAATAGATTACGCATATGGCACTCAGCTATAATGGGTCAGGAAGAAGTTAATGGTAAGATGAGAAACGTAGAAGCAGTAGATGGAGGAGCTTATCGACTTGAGGTAGTTGGTGATGGTGACTCTACATTTTACTACGCAAAGGAAATAGTAATACGACCTTACATGCAGAGATTTATGTATAGAAGGTATCTTGCTAACATGAACCCAAAGCCAAACGAAAAGAAGGGTGAATACCATAGGACTATTATGGCAGATAGTCTTAATATAGACTTGAAGGATGACACAGGTAAGTTTAATTGTGGTAAACCAGCAGGTTATATACAAGACTTTAAGGCATTGCCACCTGAGATGCAGGACTTAATTAGACAGATCAAACGAGTTAGAGTAGTGTTTGGTGTGGTTGAGATGATTGATCCTGTAGATGCTAATGGTAATGAGACTAAGATAGAAGAAGTACCTTTCATATGGGAAATTGATAACAAGGATGCTTATAAAATAGTTGGTGAGCAATTTGCAGTATTCTCTAAGAAGGAACGACTACCTCTACAGCATAAGATTGAGTTTAGTCAAACTAAAGAGAATCCTTTGCCTAATGGTAGTTTCTTCTACACACCTGTAGCTGTACCTGTGAATATGACTAAATCTTTTGACATAGGTGCTGAAGAGCAGACCCTGTTCTCTGACTTCATGGATTGGGTTAAGAACTTTAATGACTACATATATAAGCAGTTTGATGAGAAGGCATATGCCAATCAAAAGGTATCGTCTGATGACGAGATTGAAACTGTTGAGCAGTTTATAGATGTTGAATTAGATCAGGGAGTAGCATAATGAATCACCCTGCTGAACTGCTAGTGCATCAGTATATGTCTGATGCTGTTAATGGTAAGTCTACTATGTCCGAGGAAGTTATCGGACAGGTAGGCAACGATGTAATGGAAGCACTTAGAAAGCAGTTTGGTGGGGGAGTCAAACGTGGTGCATTTAGACTACGTATGTCCAACTTGGGCAGACCCACCTGCCAACTGTGGTTTGATAAGAACAAGCCTGAAGTAGCTGCCCCAAAGCCTAATAACTTTATGATGAATATGATGTTAGGAGACATTGTAGAAGCTGTATTTAAAGGTTTACTAAGAGGTGCAGGAGTTAAGTATGAAGAGCCTGAGCATGTAACACTAGAAGTTGGTGATACAAAAATAGCAGGAACTTATGACTTAGTTATAGATGGTGCAGTTGATGATGTGAAGTCAGCTTCAGGTTGGTCATATGATAATAAGTTCATTGACTTTTACACTGTTCAAATGGGTGATCCCTTTGGGTATGTAGCTCAATTAATAGGTTATGCAAAAGCTGCTAAAAAGAAAGTAGGTGGTTGGTGGGTAGTTAACAAAGCTAATGGTAAGTTTAAGTATATATCTGCTAAGGAAAGTAATGTAGAAGACACTATGATAACCATTCAAAAAACTATTAATACAGTAAAAACAAACAAATTTGAAAGGTGCTTTGAAGATTCAGCAGAAACGTGGAGAAGTAAACCTACAGGAAATAGAAGGTTAGGTATTACTTGTGGCTTCTGTGACTACAAACATGCATGTTGGGAAAACTTAAAAGAGTTACCATCTGTGATGTCAAAAGCTAAGATACCACCGACAGTGTACTATACAGAACTAACAGCAGAGTATGCATAAATGCCACCACATAAAATAAGAAGAGAAGCTATAAAGTATGGGTATAGGAGTGGTTTAGAGCATAAGTTATCCGAGTATCTTGATTTGCTTAAACATGAATATAATTATGAAAGCATCAAGATAGAATGGGAAGACTTAACTTATCGCACCTATACCCCTGACTTTATATTAAATAATGGTATAATTGTTGAGACTAAGGGTAGGTTTATAACAGCAGATAGAAAGAAACATCTGTGCATAAAGAAACAACACCCTACTCTTGACATTCGTTTTGTTTTCACTAACAGTAGAAACAAATTAAGTAAGGGTGCTAAATCTACGTATGCTCAATGGTGCATAAAGCATGGCTTTAGATACTATGATAGGATCATCCCTGAAGATTGGCTTAAAGAAAAAGGCAGTAACAAACACCTTGAATTTATTAAGTTCAAAGGTACAAAAATAAGGAGATAAAAATGCCACTAAAAAATAGACCACCTACATCTTTTTTCATAGAGATACAGCCTAAAATGACAGATGAAACTACATGGGCAGGAGAGCTAGAGGTTAATATACTTACCTCACATGACAATCCTATGCAAGAAGATAGCAGAGCACATATGTTGCACCTGTGTCAGCTTGTAGCTAGTACAGTAGCCCTAATGGAGAAGAGACCTGCCTTAGTAGATGAGTTAGAAGACTTCTTAGATGAGGAAGAAGAGTACTACGCTAACAACTCAAGCAATAAAAACATAACTACTGAAGTTGAGGGCAACATAATAAAATTAAACTTTAATAAAGGTACAAGGCATTGACAATGATACACAACGAGTATATAAAAGACATGCGACACATTGAATATATGAACATGCGATCAGAAAAGGAGAAAGCAATGGCAAGAGACGATATGGTAAACAGTCCTAAACACTACAATGAATCAGGTATTGAGTGTATAGATGCACTACAAGCTATGTTAGGTAGTGGTTTTGATGCTTACTTACAGGGTAACATTGCTAAGTACTTATGGAGATACAAGTACAAGAATGGTGTAGAAGACTTACAGAAAGCACAATGGTATCTAAATAAACTTATTGAGGTCTGTGATGATAAGAGTTAAGATAATGATGACTGTTGTCGTAGACCCTGAAGAGTATCCTATACCTTCGGATGGAAGAACAGGTGACGAAATAGAGTCATATATTCAAGACGTAATGCACGAACTAGATGGTGTAAAAATTAAAAACATAAAAAGTATAACCGAGGAGACAATAAAATGATAAGCAACTATTTACCGACAGACTACCAAAACTTCATAGCACTTTCTCGCTATGCAAGATGGAAAGAAGACGAACAACGTAGAGAGAATTGGGGAGAGACTATAGATAGATACTTTGACTATATGGAAGGTCATCTAAAAAATAATCATGGATATAATATAACTAAAGCACTAAAGGAAAAGATGTCTACACAGATACTTAATTTAGGTGTTATGCCTAGTATGAGAGCATTGATGACAGCAGGTCCTGCCCTAGACAGATGTCATGTGGGTGGTTATAATTGTAGTTACATACCTGTAGATAGTCCTCGTTCTTTTGACGAGTGCATGTATATACTTATGTGTGGTACAGGTGTAGGTTTTTCTGTTGAAAGAGAAGTTGTAGATAAGTTGCCTATCGTTAATGAGCATATGGAACAGTCTTCTACTATTATTAAAGTGGGTGATAGCAGACCGGGTTGGTCAAAAGGATTACGTGAGCTAATAGCTATGTTATATGCAGGACAAATTCCTACATGGGATATGTCAGAGGTTAGACCAGCAGGTGCTAGACTTAAAACCTTTGGTGGTAGAGCATCAGGACCTGAGCCATTGATAGACTTATTTAAGTTTTGTATTAGCAAGTTCAAGGGTGCTAAAGGTAGAAGACTATATCCTATTGAGTGCCATGACATTATGTGTAAAATAGGTCAAGTGGTAGTTGTTGGTGGTGTCAGACGTTCTGCTCTCATCTCTCTATCTAACTTAGGTGACGATCAACTGAGACATGCTAAGTCAGGAGAGTGGTGGGATGAACCTGAAAGAGGTATAATCAGAGAAGGGCAACGTGGGTTAGCTAATAATTCAGTAGCCTATAAAGGTAAACCTGAGATGGGTACATTTATGAGAGAGTGGACTTCTCTGTATGAATCTAAGTCAGGTGAACGTGGTATCTTCAATAGACAGGCTGCTAAGGTTAAGGCATTAGAGAATGGCAGACGAGATGCTAATCATTACTTTGGTTGCAATCCATGTAGTGAGATAATCCTGAGACCCTATCAGTTTTGTAATCTTACTGAAGTAGTAGCACGTGAGATAGACACATACGAAACACTAAAAGAAAAAGTTAGAATAGCTACTATACTAGGAACATTTCAGTCAACCCTCACAAACTTTAAATACTTACGTAAGATATGGAAGGATAATACAGAGGAAGAAAGACTATTAGGAGTTTCCCTAACAGGTATTCTTGACTGCCCTGCTTTGAATCATAACTACTTTGAATTAGAAGATGTATTACGTGATTTAAGAGATGTAGCTATTGAGACTAACAAGAAAGTTGCTAAAGAATTAGGGATACCACAGTCAACTGCTATTACTTGTGTCAAACCTAGTGGTACAGTTAGTCAATTAGTTGACAGTGCATCAGGTATTCATGCTAGACATAGTGAGTACTATATAAGAACTGTTCGTGCAGATAATAAAGACCCCATGACACAGTTTATGAAAGATAGTGGTATACCTGCTGAACCTGATGAAAGAAAACCTATGAGTACGACTATATTTAGCTTTCCTGTAAAAGCTCCTGAAGGTGCAATCACAAGAACAGCTATGTCAGCTATAGAGCAGTTAAACTTTTGGTTAGTCTATCAAAGGTATTGGTGTGAACACAAGCCATCTGTAACAATATCAGTTAAGGAACATGAGTGGATGGGTGTTGGAGCATGGATATATGAGAACTTTGATGAGGTATCAGGTATATCCTTCTTACCTTTTGATGACCACACTTACGTACAAGCACCTTATCAAGATATAACAAAGGAAGAGTATACTGAGTGGCTTACTAAAATGCCTAAGTCAATCGATTGGTCTAAACTTAGTGACTATGAGAAGGAAGATACTACTAGTGGTGGTAGAGAACTAGCTTGCACAGCAGATTCGTGTGAGATGGTTGACATACAGGCTGTATAATGGTAGAAGGTACAGAGTTACTTTGGTGGCAATGGTGGTTATTAATAGCCATTTCCATCAATACCACTATCAATCTAATAGTATTCTTTAAGGGTAGGAAATTACACATACGTGAGTTCTTACATATGAAACCAAGAAAGGTAAAAAGCAAATGAGAGACTTAATAATCAATGCACTAAAAAGTAAGTTAGTAGGACAAATGAATAGTCATATAGCTAACATAGAAGTTATGATAACTAATCCAGTAGGTGTGGGAGACCACCCTACTATAGTTGATACTGTAGAGAAAGAACTAGGAGCATTAGAACATGCTAATGGAAAGCTAAACGTGTTAGTTAAATATTTAGAGAGACCTAAAGCAGAAGAACCCACTAAGTCAACTAAAAAATAGCCTTTGAAAGGGATTTTATGAAAGAACTAGAGCCAGCTAAAAAAGATAGAAAGAAGTTTGACATTGATTTACAGTATGGGAAGGTTAGAGAGCAACAAGTAGCTGACATGTTACAAAATAAAAAGATAGAAGTCAAGAGTGAAAGAGATATGTGGCAAAGAACAGGTAATATAGCAATAGAATACGCTAGTTATGGCAAACCTAGTGGTATTGATGCTACTGAATCCGACTATTGGTTTCACAATCTATGTATAGGCAAGGAAACTTTCTGCACAATAGTGTTTGACACCACAAGTTTAAGAAGAATCATTGCTAATCTAGACAAAAAGAAATCTGTATCAGGTGGAGACAACAATGCATCACGTATGTACTTACTAAACTTACAAAAGTTATTTTCAACAGATGTTATAAAAGCATTTAAAGGAGTAAAAAGTGAACCCAAAGTTAAAAATAAAAAGTAGAGCCGAGAGAGGACTAGGCAAATATGATGCACCTCTGTTTATACAGTACAAAAAAGGTATCAATTCATTTTATAGGAACGAGGAATCCCCCTACAAAGCTAACACAATGCAACATAGAGAATGGAAAAGAGGGTGGGATGTTGCGTATGCTATCAAGTTGAAGGAAGTTAAAAATGCAGAAACTAGAAGAAGAAGCGAGAAAATACATGCAAAATAAAGTAAAGAATGAAGAACTACTAATAGTAGAAGTAATGACTGCTGAGTTATATCAGCATGAAGCAACTAAGACTGCAATCTTCCCAAAAGAAAAAGCCTTAGAGTATTTAGCTCTAGGCTTGACTAGTGAAGCAGGTGAGGTAGCAGGTAAAGTTAAGAAACTCATACGTGATGGAGAGGATGTAGAGGGTTTTGAAATGAAGAAGATTGCTATAGCATCTGAGGTAGGTGACGTACTTTGGTACTGTGCTATGATGGCAAAGGAAGTGGGAGTTCCATTAGGTGATATTATGCAAGAAAACTTAGATAAGTTGCATAGTAGGAAGGAACGTGGAAAACTGTCAGGTTCAGGAGACAATCGCTAAGATAAATGGGCAGGTGCTATTAAGTATAGTAACCTGCCTTACTCTAACGAACATCTAAATTTCTACCTAACTCTAGCATTGTAGCTAAATGATTTACATCTAAATAATCTATTGCACCTTTAGGGTAATCTTTAGGATTATTTCTAATTATAGCTTCAAATCTTTGCACTACAGCTATTCTAGACCTAGCAGGTAAACTTCTATACCTTCTTATGTAGGACATAACATTAGAACCTTCATCTTTAATCATAGCTTCTGCTAATGACTCTTTCCTTATATGTTTTAAATACCTGTCAACAAAGCCAGCCACAACAGCATCTGGTTTCTCTATCTTTTCTTCTTTTGTTAGTTCATACATAGCTTTTAGAAAAGAAGGCATTTCTTCTGCTACTCGTTCTGATGTTTGTCTGTTAGCAGCTCTGTTAATACTAGGAAAGGGTGACTTAGCCATAAAATCTTTATAGGTAAAACCTAATTGCCCTAGCTTCATTACATATTCAGGTGGAACTTTATTCATGGTAGCACCAAACATTACTTTAAGAATGGGAACTAGAGTCTGAGGTACGTCTGTGATTCTAGGATCAACAGCATAATCAAATTTTTTATTTTCCAAGTCTGTACCAAAATAATCATCTACTGTATTTAAAGTAGGTTGTATTCTCCTATTGATGGGAACCCAAAGTTCAGCTAAAAATGCTTCTACCCCACTTGCATATGTAGGGTCTTCTTTATAATCTCTTTTAAGTTGTGATTGAGACTTCCAATCGGCTGTTTGTAGTATAGGTTGCATAAAACCTACAGCAGCATCTCCTAAAACCCTACCTGCTCCAGCAGCCCATTTACTCATTTCATCTAAATTGGTCATGCCTTGTACGTCAGTAAGAACATTATGAATACTGCCAACGCTTCTAAAGTTAGTACCTGTCACTGCTTCCGTTATTTCTTTAGTAGTGAAGTTAAAAACACCACGTTCCTGCCTTCTAATTAACTCGCCAAGTAGTAAGTAAGGAACTATGATAGGACCATACACCCTAGCATCAAACTCATTTCCTGAGCCATCTCTTAGTTTGTACCACTCAGAACCTGCCGCACCATCTGGATCACGCAACAAATAACCTAATGGTAATAGAACAGATGATCCTACAATACCCTCAGCTAACTGCCTATACCCTGCTGGATTATTTTTTAAATCACCCATCCTACCAGCTGTTAAAAAAGATGTTCTATATAAACCAGATGCAATACCTGTAACATTATAA